GAGGATGTTTCCGTCCTCGTCTGCGAACTGACCGCTAGAAAGTTCTGCCAGACACCAGTCCTTGCTGTGCAAGAGAGCAATGGTCGAGACAGGGAAGTGCCGGTCGTACTGGAACTTCACGCCGCCGTAGGCCAAGTTCTGCTGATTGTCCATCAGCTTGCCGCCTGACCCATCAACAGTGATGTTGCTGTTTGCGCCTTCGCCAGCGGTGGTGCCAAGAATACCAGTCAGCTGAACCGTGTAACGGTGACGCATAAGAGCGTTCATCACCATCACGTCTGGGTCAACACCAGCGTCCTGCATCATGATGTCCATCATGTACTGCAAGCGCTCGAGGCTCAGGTCCGCACCAGCGTTGCCGCGATCGCCGTCGCCCACGTCGTGAGTGACGATAGTGCTCTTGAGGATGCGCTGGTCAAAGTTCGCGCCTGTTGCAGCCGTATCGTTACGATCCACGCCAAAGTGAACCTGAGAAGCGAGGTTCTCAAAGAGCCCGATGGACTGGTTTGCGACTACGTTTTGAGCGCCAAGAAGGCTTTCAGCCGATGTCAAGTCAGCGTTGCCCCACCTTGCAGGGTTCTGACCCAACGCAACACCTGGAGGTCCAGCACTGTCGACCGCCTGCGTGCCGTGGAGACGCAAAGCAATCGCGCACTGCCCGCCCACATTTTCAGTGGTAAAGGAGCAAGGCACCGCACCACCGTTGTTTACGCCGATAGTCAGAGAAACCGTTGGGTTGGTTCGGTCTGCACTAAAAGCGCTAACAAAAATGTTGGGGTTGATTGCTGGCGCTCCCGTTGCGTTCTCGGTCACTGGGATCAGGTCATACGTGTTGAGGTCTACGAGCTCTACACGTACCCAAGTGGAGTTGTCTGCTTGATTAACAGCCACACCAGTACGGCTACCGTCAAAGTAGCTGAAATCACCCTGGTACTGCCAAACCACGGGAGTTGAAAAACCAGCGCCAGCAACCGTCTGCGAGTCTGTTGTGTCCTGACCGTTTGCTTTTCGCTCGTTCAGCAGACCCTTGGTGGGACCACCAAAGATGTTAATGGCGTTCTCGTTGTTGGAGATGTCGCGCACAAGGCGGTCCATCTCTTCGTTCATAACTCCAGCAAACGCACCAGCACCCGCCGAAGAGGCAGTGTCCATCGCGAGGCCGCTGACCTGAAAGCGCCCGTAGGAGCTGTGCGCGTTAACGCGAAGGTCGCGGTACTGCTGCTGACCAGCGGTCGGGAGCGCACCTGGCGCCTCGCCTTGGTAGCCAACACCGCTGTTGCGGCCAATGTGGATAGGCATGACCAGCTGCTTACCTGTCCAACCTTTTGTGTACTTCTTAAAGTACTCGGTCATCCAGACGCGGTTATTGATCTGCTCGGCCACTGGGCCTTGATAAAACTCTTTGAGCATGGGGCCGAAAGTACCGACCCCAGCGATTCCTACTGTTGCTGCCATGACAGCTCTCCTTCATTAAAGATTGGTTAGAACGACGCTCGCTCCTTAAGAGCTTCAGCAAATGCAGCGGTTGCGTCTGCAATACTATGAGGCCTGCTCTGCTCTGGAGGAGGCGCAGAGGCCGTAGCGCTGGGGCGCCGGAACTTAGGTTGCTCTTGAGCAGCCTTCTCCGCCTCCGCCAACTTAGCCCTCAACTCCTCAATCTCCTTGTTTGCCTCACTTCTGTATTGCTGACGCATTTCATTGCGGTGGTTCTGTATGTAATCGGCTGCCATGCCTACATCTACAGAGCCATCTGCCGCCACAGCCTGCCAAAGCTCAGCTGCCTTGACGTCAGGGTTCTTCTCTACTGCCGCTGCAATCTCAGCTTCAAGCTGATTGGTCACAATCTGCTCTGTCCTCTCCTGTTGCCACTGCTGCATTGAGCGCATCTCTTCGCGCATCTGCTTCATGGCTTTGATGGACTCGCTATCAGAGTCAGCAAATATTTCGTTCAACCACTCATCCTCAGGATTGGCCTCGGCCTGTGGTTGTTGAACCTGCTGCTGCTGTGCAAGCGTGAGTTTCTCCAGGTCTTGGATGCGCTGCATCGCACGCTGGAGGTCTTCATCTCGAGAGCGGAACTTATCGTTAACCTCTTTGAAGCGACTGTAGGGAATGTGCTCAGGGGTCTTTGGAGCTTCGACCTCTACGCTATCCGCCTGCGTCTCCACCTCTTCTTTAACGTCCTCGGTGTCTAAAGACGAATCGCTCTCCATCTCTTTAACGTCCTCGGAGGGCTCGGACGAATCTAGGGATACCTCTGGAGCTTCGACAGCTTCCTCGGAGGGCTCAGCGCCCTCGAGTCGACTTACCATTTCATTGAAACGTTCTTCGCTTAAGAGACCCATTATCTACCTCACATATTTAACGCCCTGTCAGGCTAGTAAGACCCCTCTATAGTTAGAGGGTACGACTTATTGACGTCATCACCATACCAGTCGTCCCAGTCGTCTGAATAGTTTCTGCCTGTCCTGTGCTCAAACTGCAAGCTCTCGCGTATATTCTCAGGCTTCTCATTCATTCTGTCTTCACGCACAATCGAAGCTTGATGTGAGCCGTAAACCGCTAGCGCCGTGGCAATAACCATGTCGTCATGGTGACCGCTCTGAGCCTCAGGCTTGCCCCTCTGAGAGTAGGTAAAGTGATTGGCCTCACCTTGGAATCTACGATCACGGCCGTCAAATGTCCCCTCGTAGAGCGCCTCGTACAACTTAGACAACATCAACGGCCTCGACGCTCGGTCAGTCCAGAAGCCGTACTTCTTGGTCCAAGTGTTCTCGCCGTCCTTCTGGTCAAGCTTGTGATAGATGTACGGATAGTTCTTGAGCCTAAGCTCTTCAATGATGGTCAGGCCGTAGCTGTTGGCCTCTGGCACAACCAAGGCCTTCCACTTCAGAGCTTCCGCCAAGACCCGCTTGCCAAAGGCGCGTGGCATGATGCGGTCGTAAAACGTAGCCACCGTCTTTATCTTCTTTGGGTCGGTCACATCAATGACGCAAAAGGCCGAGTAGTCCCCCTTATCGGCCCCGCTTGCGGTGTCAACGCCCATGACATACGTGTGCCATTTCTGAGGCTCTGCGTATGTAATGTATCCAGGCTCCGGGTCTCCACCTGGGTAGGACGCATGGAAGAAGCGACCACCTGAAGACACGAAGGCGTGCTCTGCGATGATGGGATACTCCTGCTGGAGGATCCTCATCTTCGAGTTGCACTTGAGCCTGTACGTCTCGGTAAACCAGTTGCGCTGCTCATCGGTGAGCTCAAACTCATCGACAAGCTCCTGTATCTCATCAGGCGTGTTGTATTTGTGCTTCGGTGACGCGCAGTCCGGGTCTTCCGTCCACGGGTAGAACACCCGGTGGTATTCGAGCTCGTCGTCAACCCACATGGTGTACGCGAAGTTCATGCCGTTGGCCGTGGTCTCGAGGACCACCTCTGGGTCTGCACCTAGTGAGTTGAACAGCGCAGCCATGGTGTCGTCAGGGTTATCGTAGCGACTAAACTCCGAGCAGTGCAGCGCTACAGGCGTGCCACCACGAGCTCCCTCACTGTTAGCAGTGCCAATAATGATGCGGCTGTCGTGAGCAAAGTGCAGCTTGTGAACCGTCTGGTGTTTGAGCGGCACCTGGAGAAACTTCGGCAGGTTCTCGTAGAAGCGGTGGTAGATAGGTGCGATGTTCTCGAGCACAGCCTTCTCAGTGTGCGCGATAACCGCGACCTCGAATCCAGGCCGGAACAAAGCCTTCCAGAAGAACTTGGCAGCGACGAACGTCGAGATGCCTACCTTACGACTCTTGAGCACGTAGGTAAACGGCTGCCTATCCATCACGTCAGCAAAGTCCGCTTGGATGGGATTAGGCACCAACGGCACGAGCTTCTTACGCTTGTCTAAGATCTTGAGATACTTCTCGCAAAAGTATGGGAAGTCCCAAGCGCACCGCTGGAGCTCTTCGCGATGCTTCGCCCTCAATGGACAGACTTGATGCGCTCTTTAGCCTGCTTCGCCTCATCCATGATTGCGCGCCAATCGTCAGAGGACATGCTCTCACCGCTCTTCTCTCGGAGCAGCCGCAGTTTCTCTTCGAGCAGCTTGAGTTTGACCTCCTCTTGGTCGAGACGGTTGTAGTCCAGCTTGCGAAGGATATCGATCTCAGGTTCGTGACGCTCTTTGAGACGGAAGCGGCGAGCGAGCAGCCACTGCGCTGTCTTGACGTTGACCTCTGCATCTCGGATGACAATGGTCTCAAGGCGCACCTGAGCCCTGCCCTCAGCCTTTAAAACTGTAATCAGGATGTCATGGCACTTGCCGCGCTTAGACTTGCCTTCTCGCACGACGTTATGAAAGTCGGTTGGCTTCATGCCGACAGCCTTTGCTGCCGCTGTGCGAGTGTGTCCTATGCTTAGCATCGCCTCGATTGTGTCCATGTGCTCAAGCACCTGGTCGGCGCAGCGATCAATGTAGGTCTTCGACATTGTTCTTAAACTTCCCCACCGTGCGCGCAATCGCGTGAATCGGTGTGTTTGGGTGACTGACTAGGTTGAGCGCTTGGAGAAACCGAGTTGTGTCTTTGGCCAATCGGTCCATCTTGTGCTGCACCTTGTGCTTCTTTGCGAGCCCCTTCTCCCAAGTTCTAGACAGGGTATTGCCTCTAACCATCCCCAAGTAGGCTTTCAGTAGCGGTATCGCCACCTTTTGACGCTTAGTGATGCGTCGCTGCTTGAGCATGCTCAGCGCCTCTTGAGTGTCTCTAATGGCTGTGATCTGAAGACCAACGGCACGCTCAATCTCAGTAAGCGAAGGGTCTTGCTTTACGCACACCTCCACAGCCGCCATGAGCGAGTCCATAAGCCACACAAAGGGGGCAGAGGGAGACTGGTCGTAGCGCAGCTCTTTTAGATTTTGCATCGTAAAGACAACTCAATGGCCTGCATCAAACGGTGGATACCATGTCGCTGAGTCGACTGAAGCGCAACCCAAGCAAGACACGCTGCTATGACGCGGTCAGGCTCGCACTTACGCTTCTCACACGCGCGCTTAAGAAAATACTCAGACTGCTTCTGCGACTTAGGAGGCAGCCATGACAGGTCAATCGGCCCTGAGCTAGAACTTGACTCAAGCTCTTTTAAGGCTTTCAGCGCCTCTTTGAGTTCCTTTTCGACATCAGCTTTAGTCTTCGCTTTCTTCGCCATCACGTTCCTCCGTGTCCGGTTCATAGGGTAAGACCCAATCGGAGGGTCCGCAAGAATCCAGTATTCCAAAGAAGGTATCAGCACCCATGTCGATTCGCCAGTCTGAGCGATCGTCTCGCCAGAGCACGAGGGTCGGACGGCCATCCGTGTCACTTTCGCTCTGCGCGATCGCCCTTCGTATGGGGCAGCGTTTCCCACGCTTAACCTCTACCCAAAACTTAGTGTCCTCGACGTCTGCCTCACGAGCTCCAGCCGACTGGCTATCACCACGGCGCGCCTGGTAGCCCCGATCGGTGAAGAGTCGCGCGGCTTCACGCTCACCGCGCTTCCCCTTCTGCCGACTACTGCGACCACCCATTAGGTGTTGATAAACCTTGGCATGCGCGCAAGGAAGACCATGACATCTACCGTGCCAGCGCACTGGTACTCAAGCTCAACCGTAGGCCACTCCGCGATGGGCAAGAACAAGTTCTGGCCTGCGGGGATAAGGATGCCCGTGTCGTTCGGAGCCCCAGTGGTTCGGATGTACACCGGGTTGGCGTTCGAGGCCGAGATAAGCAACCCATTGACCTCGTTGATGTTGGCGGCAGGGTTTGCCGCTGCAATAGCCCCAGTCAATGACGAGCCTGCCGCAGTGGTGTCGGGCAGGTTTAAAACCCCACTACCCGCCGTGAGCGCAGGGTTGTTTGCGTGAACTTTACGGTTGAACTGCATGAGCCTCTCCTGAGCTATATGCCGAGTTTAAGCCCGAGCCTACATCGAGCGTTTGTAGTTGTCCCGCCACCAGACGCGACATGCTCATATGCGCCCCTTGATGGAGGGTTGTCAAAGCGTACTCCGTCCAAGTCGTTTAAAAACTGGTTGTACGTGGACTGGAAAGCGTAGCTACCTGAGTGGTAAGCAACGCCATTTGGGTTGACGTGGAAGTCATCGTTTGCAGCGTCAACAAAAACAGACTGCCCTGAGGCTGTCACGTCAGAGCCACCAAGGTTGTTGGTGTTAGTGCTCCCTCCTGCGACGTTGTAGTCACCAGCAGTCGCATTTTGCCAACCGAAAGCGATGCAGTTTGTCGACGTACCGCTAGACCCATAAACGCCTATGCCACTGTGTGTCGTCGTCGAGCTATTTAGCGAAGCAATGTTGTTGAAGTGGTGCGAGGCGTATATGCCCCGCAGCGAGGTGTTCTTCACGTAGCTCGTGTGCGTAACCGTGTTCACCACAGTAATGTATCGTGCAAATATTTGAGCCCAATTAAAGTCCAGCACCAGGGTTGAACCGACAGATGTAGGCGTGCCTGACCCGGTTGCGGTTTGGTATATCCCATAGGTTGGGTACCCAACACCCTTGTACGTGCACTCAATCCTGCACCTGTATACCGTTGAGCCAAACCCAGAAGGACCGATGCCGCTAGCGTTCGTGTTTATGTTCACATTGATGACGTTTATAGCGCCAGACCCGGTTATCGCGTACCTGTGGCCGCCTACACCGCCAGTGTATTCAATTGTTAGGTTAGTAACGACAGAGCCAGCACCTATGGCCATAGTGCGCGTGCTGCTTCCGTCAGTAATGACCACGCCCGTAGGGTCCGTAGTGCGGCCAGAGTAGACCAGTTGTTTGCTGTTGTTAATGAGCTCGTTGTAGGTGCCATTGGCAATGCTTATGCTGTCACCGTTAGACGCAGCGGTCACGGCCGCATTAATCGTCGCATGGTCCTCTGGTACAAGTAGAGTCGCCATATTAAGCCCCAACCGTGTGCGCGTCTAAGATGGCTTCAGCCTGCTGAGCATACGTCTCAATGTCACTTTGGAAGAGCTCGTCTATCGTGTCTTCTGTAGCGCCATCGTCAATCAATGACTGGAGCACGTTCTTATAAAAGACGTCTGTATCTGCCTCGAGAGGCGCCTGGCAGCTTGGGTCTTCCGGGTAGCCAAACATCAAGCCCAGGCCCTCAAGTTGTCGCATAAGTTTGTCTTCCATACCGCCTCCTGTGCGGAGCATAAAGCATACCCGCCTTGCGCGCTAGGTTGTCGACCGACGAGGCATAGCACCAGTGCCGCTGCACAGCGGACATCGGGTTGACAGGTAGAGCATCTGGTTCATATCTCCACCGAGAACAACCCACAGCTTGTCTATAGCCTCTATGTTTCGCTGAACGCTAGGCACGTGAGCACCAGCCTCGAGCCGACACAGCGATGATATCCCTATGCCTGTGGCTTTCGAGAGCTGCCTCATTGTCATCCCGTTATCAACCCTTAGCGAGTTTATATACCCGCCAAAGGTAATGATTCCGGCGCGGCTACGCTTTTTCTTTGATGCAGGCATCTACGCCATCCCCTTCCCACCACGAGTAAACATGCTCACCCATAAAACCGAGCGCTTGCTCTGCTGTATGTGTTGAGGTGAAAATAGTTGGACGCCCATTGTGCAACCTTTTCCTAAAAAGGTCGCTCAAAGTCTGCGCAACATGCGCGCTCAGGCGCTCCACCCCCAATATCTTGCGTTTTGGGGTCTTTCTCACCAGAGGAAACACATCATCTAGTACCAAAAGCTCTGCGTGCATGGACATATCTACGATCTTCCACTGATTCGCGTTGTCATCCAGGTAGCAGCGCTTGGCAGCGGTGACGAAGTCCTCATATTCCAGCCACATCACCGATTTAACCCGCTCAGTCATGACAAGCTTGGTGACGGCTCTCGCAGCTGCGGTAGATTTACCGCTTTTCCTAGGGCCTGAGAGCCATATAGAGCGCTTTAGGCGCCCATTTATCCACTTGTGCAGCGCATTATCGAGCATTTCACGGTCTTCGGTGCGGTGATACTCGTAAGCTGCGTCCAAAAGCCTGCGCGGGACGTAGTTCAAGCGGCTTTCGCGCAGAGCTCTTTCGGCTTTAGCAGTGCATTTCTTGCATTGACTGGGTGGCGGATACCATCCGCCAGCCCCCTTAGGCTCAGGATGCACCCATTCGTCGCATCCTTCAGTGCAGCACGGCGTCTGGTAGGGGCGACCGCACGCTGGACATAGGGAGGCTGCCTCTACCGGGCGCCCACAAGCGCATATGTCCTCTCCTAGCTGCAAACCATGTAATGTCGATAAGGTTGCTGCTGGAGTACACAAGTGAGCCACCGATTTTGGCACTGGCCAACGTGCGGCGCCAACTTCGACGGTATCATGGTCACCAGCTGCACGCTGAAAGATTTCGCGCATCTTCATACCTATCCTCTCTCAAAAAGTTCTATCTGGTTATCGGGTATACCGAGCATAGCTCGGTGTTCTTTCTGCTGCTCTACAGTGGGCTTACCTCTCGGCGTCCACTCTATCTCTGTGGTATCACTGGGCTCAGGAAGCCATATGGCCCAACAGTGTGAAGAGGTGTCTGCATGACCATCCGCCGTAAACGAAAGCCTGCCCTCGATCCAGAGGAGGACGTCGGGCTTGTAGGTTCGACCTCTGTCACTCTCACCCCACCAGGTGACCCTGGTGAGCACTGCTCCCAAGGTGTTCCAACACCGGCAGTGTTCCTCGATGCGGTGAACGAACCGAATGAGCTCACGCCCGTAGGGTGGGTTTGCAACGACGTGACTATGTGGTGGCCAGAGCCTCGTGAGACTGTCATTAATGCTCACCGAGCATATGCCCGCTTTTTCCTCGAGAGCGCTCCTGAAGCGTCCGTCTATATCGAAAACAGTCCAGTCTGCGTTCAAGGGAGCGAGCCAAAGTGGCAGAGCGCCCATGCCAGCAGCTGGGTCTACGACTTGCCCGAGAGAGGTCAAACCCTTACGCATGAACCAGTGCAACAAAGGGAGGACAGCCTCCGGCGGGGTAGGGTAGTATTGATTGACCCCGCCGATCATGAGGACTCCTGATGCCTAGCAACCTGGTCAAAACCAAGCGGGATGAGAAGCTTTGGAGTAAAGCCAAGTACGCCGCTGGCAAACGTGGCTCTAACAAGAACTATGCGCTGGTCAACCACATCTACCAACGCATGAAAGCAGCCAAAAAGAAGGTGAGCTGAATGAGCCAGCAGAAGAAAAGAGCAGGCACCGCCGTCAAAACGGACCCTGCTAAGTGGGAGAAGGCCAAGTCGGACGCTAAAGCACGCATGGGAGGGAAACACTCTGCGCGAGCTATGCAGCTTGCCACGAAGCTCTACAAGGACCGTGGAGGCGGGTACAAGGGCAAGAAGAAGGAGACCTCGCTGTCTCGATGGACTAAGCAGGACTGGAAGTATTCTGGCAAAGACAAGCCAGGGCCTGGAGGCGAGGGAGTTTACCTCCCCAAGTCCAAGATTGAAGGCATGAGAAAGACGGAAGCCGGACGCAAAAAGCTCGCTGCGGCTGCACGCAAAAAGGCAAAAGCCACTCGAGAAGGAAAGCAGTACGCCCGTCACGGGTTGGCCGCTGGAACGAGCAAACAACGGATGAGAGCTGCAAGGAAGAAGGTGAGTTAGATGCACTACGGTAAGAAAGGAAAATCCAAGAAGCCCATGGCTGTGACTGTCGTGCTTAGCAAGCCGTCGCCTGAGCGCAGTAAAGCTCGGCGTAAGGCCGCTAAAGCTAAGCTCAAGAAGAAAAAATCCGCTGCCATGGACTACAGTTAGATGTCTAAGCAAAGGCAAAGCGCGGCTAAGAGGAAGCTCAAGGCCGCAGGGGTCAGCGGAGTAGGCAAACCTAAGCGCACGCCTGGGCACCCGACCAAGAGCCATATCGTCGTCGCCAACTGCAACGGAAAGTTGAAGACGATCCGGTTCGGAGAGCAAGGCGCCAGTACCGCCGGGAAGCCTAAAGCCGGTGAGGGTGACCGTATGAAGAAGAAGCGCGCCTCGTTTAAGGCTAGACACCGGAAGAACATCGCCAAAGGCGTCTGCTCTGCTGCCTACTGGGCTAATAAGGTCAAGTGGTAAGGCTGCGATCTTAAAATCAGCAGCCCCGGAAGACGCACTCATAGATTCTATCCTCTTGTGTCTGTGGTCATGGTCCATGTTGCAGAGAACTGCAACAGAAGTCAACTAGACAAATGGGTAAATCTGAGCAAAAATCTCGAGCGAAGCGTAAACGCGCAGCACAGCGGAGAGGATGAGCGAGCGAGAGATTTTTGTTCCCGCTTGAGTAGCTCACCCAACCGAGGGCGCAGCCCGAGTCTGACTATGTATTTATACTAGCGGCGCAAATCGAGCACCACGCTTGCCAGTTCACACTGTGGCCCCAGCTATTCCCACTTCTCTCTCTCCCTTTTTTGAATGAGAAAGAGAGAAGCAAGAGCAGCGAAACGCTATGCTGCTCCACAATTGACCACTTTACGTTCACATGTTACCCTCGCGTCGGCAACGCCGCCTTGGAAGCTCGCTTCCGCCGGGCGGACTGCTAGCGAGGGCCGGTGGCTTTGAGTTGTTTCCTTTTGGCCTTCGTTAACTCTGGGCTTGCCTTTTGACCGGTGCCTAGGGTGGACCCCAGGCGTTCCTTGTCAGCGGTGCCTGGGGTTTTCCTTAAGGGCACGAGCTCAAAACTTGCGAGCGATCGGAGGTGTGCTGTTGCGGGAAATCGCCACGGGGGCAAGGGACGGTCACCCCCCACGGCCTGGAGGGTCTTTCTCCTTCGCCACTCGAGCCTCGCGCGTAATCAAGATAGGCGCGTCTTCTACATCCGCGCGCGTTTAGAGACGCGTTGCTGTCCAAAATCCAATCCTGGCACGGCTTTTGCGTAAGGATAGACGGGCGCTCGAGTTCCTTATGCGTACGACCTGGCCATGGCGACCGGGGGCGTCAGCCAAGGGCGTCAAGCAACGACCTTACGGAGTCTAATCGCCTTAATGGGGGGGAGTCTTGAGCGAATGATCCAACGTCAACTTGCGTCGCGAGGTTCTGCCCCATCGCATCCGATTCGGAAGCTATCACCGCGCACTCTCTCATCTTCACCATGAGTGAGCGCCGCTCACGATAACGTGAGACGCTGATCACCTTGCCTCTCTTGAGTCTGTCCAGCGCTCTGCTTACGGCGCGATAGTCGAGCCCACACAAGCGCCCTATGTCGGTGAACTGGACTAACACTGGCATCGACGCTGTGCACCCTTGTGAACGTAACACCGAGAGCACGATCGCAGCACTTGAGCCATACTCTCTCACGTCTTCTGGTCTCACATGCATAAACGTCACACTGATCCCTGATCACGAGTGTTCATAGTGTAGCACTGTTTCAGCATTTTGACGATGAACCGTAAACGTTGCACTGGTCGCCTGGTGCCCTTTCTTGTTGGTTATTGTGTTGACGCTGTGTTGTCGCAGGATTTACTGTGGTTCCACAACCAACCAGGAGAACAGACCATGACCGACACGACCTTCCATGATTACGACTGTGCGATGCAATACGGCGACACTGAGTGTGACTGTGGGCTTGGCGATGCCAGAGAGCGATGGGCGCAGCTGATGATGGGCGCTCAGCAAGATGAGGCGATGGGGCGCGAGTTCCCAGCGTGTTTCGCTGAGGAGTTGGAGGCGCTGACTCGCGCCATTGACGCATACGACCGATTGCAACGAACCCTCGCCCACTACAACGCGTAAGACCACTAACAGCGCAGGGATGCGCAGAGGATAGACCGCAATGAGCAAGCTCGCACCACACCAGACCACGTTTGACAAGTACCTCACCCCCACGACCTACGTTCAAAAGGCCTATGATGAGCTAGTCGCGCATCTGGCGCCTTTCCCGCTCTTAACCGACGTTCAAGCGTCGATTGACGATGCATTGACGCGCATTCACTCGCGCAACGGCATTCAGAGCGCCCCCGATTTCATCGGCCCAAAATGGCGCGTGACCATGTCGCATCAATGCCGCATGACGAAGCGCGACGCGGTGGTATGGCAGGCAGCGCTTATCCTTCACGGTACGCGCCAGATCCACACCTCCAGCCAGACCAAACTGGACAAGGCCTCCAAGGGTCGATCGGGTTTCATTAACCGTGGCCTGACCATGGCAACGGCGCGCGAGGCTAGCGCCTACGTGCGAGGTGACTGGAACGCATGTCGAGGCGCGACGCCGGCATGCATCTTTGGCTGCGTCGGTTCGCAGACTGGCCAAGGTCGCCTTAGCTCATCGGAGATCGCCAGAGTAGGACGCACACTGGCTATGCTCGCCAATCTAGACGCATTCCTCATCCTCTTGAATCGCGAGATCGAGCGATTGTGGATGAGCGCTGCGCGCAAAGGAGCGCTCTTGGCATTCCGTGCCAACGTGGCACAAGATTGCGCAGAGCTTGCAGGCTACCTAGCACAGCGACACTCATCCACCGTCGACTTTTACGATTACACAGCGATTACGTCCAACATGCGACGCAAAGACCTTGTGCGCCGCGTCTACTCTCGAAAGGACGGACGCACAGCGCTCACGCTCAAGATGCTAGCCCAAGGGCATGGCGTCTGCGTGGTCTTCGACGTGCCCGACAAGGCACGCGATGAAGACGGGAGCAAGCTTCCTTTGCCTGCTACGTGGGAAGGGTACGACGTTATTGACGGTGACATTGACGATCTTTGGTTTACGCGCGCACCTAAGACCGGGCCCTTTGTGGTCGGGCTGCGCGTGAAGGCGACCACGCAAGAGCAGCTAAGCGAAGCTATCGCGAGCGATTTTGCGGTAGCTGCGTAGGCTCTCACGCGGACGGGATCCGATCGCCTAGATCGGGTCTCGTGGCGTGCGATTCTGCGCGACTTCAGACCACTAACAGAGGATAGACAACCATGTGGAACTTTTACGACTTAACCTGTGGCGGATGGCATGACCTTGGCAATGGTAACCGATGGAGAACGCGCGCGATTGTTATGTGGATCGTCTTTGCGGCTATCTCTGGGTGCGCCAGCTCTCCGCAGCGGATTAGCCCAGAGCAAATGACCGAGATCGAGGAGGCCATCACCGATCGGCTGTTTTCTGCCATGCACGACCGGATGGATTGCGAGATCGTCGACCGAATCGAATCCGCCGGACCCGGTCGTCCACAGTGGGCGATCTTCGAGGATGGCGAAGGGGTCGCGCTTGACGACCTGCCGCCTTTCGTTCGTGAGTCTGTGCGCGAAGGTCGAGCGCTCTGTGTGGAACAAGTGCCAGAGATCGCCGACCTCTGGGAGCCTGCGCGGCTCTTCGACTGTATCGAACAAGGCCACGACGTTGGCCAGTGCATGAACGATCAAGGCTAGGCTCTCACGCGCGGGTGCTCTCTCCAATGGAAGGAGCGCCAGGCGTGCGATTCTGCGCGATTTTTCAGAGGATAGAGCAATGCTGATCACCATCACCACAACACACGGGCAAACGCTCGCTTTCAGGGCTTCAGACGTCGCAGCTGTGAGGCAGATACCAGACGGACCAATCACCGTTCACTTCATGAAGGGGCACCCATTGGAGGGGTCGTGGAGTGTGAAAAATCTTCACGCACCTGGGCTATGCTCCATGCTCCGACCGACCCTTGAAGGAGTCATTGACGCCATCAACATCACCACAGAGGGGGAATAATGTCATGGGCACACATACCACCACAATCCTCAGTCTTTTCAGCGGATACGGCGGGCTCGAGAGAGGCGTCTCCGCAGCTATCGGAGGCGCTCGCGCGGTCTGTATGGTGGAGAGGGAGGCCTTCGCCATCGCCAACATGGTCGCGCAGATGGAAGCGGGCACCCTGGCTCAGGCTCCTATCTGGACTGACGTCACCACCTTCGACGGCGGCCCGTGGCGTGGCCGCGTGGATATCCTCACTGGGGGTCCGCCCTGTCAGCCCTTCAGCACCGCCGGCAAGCGCAAGCACACCGACGATGAGCGGTGGATCTGGGCAGATGTCGCTCGCATTATCGGGGAGGTCCGGCCCGGCGTCGTCTTCCTTGAAAACGTGCCCGGACTCCGCAAGCGGGGGCTCTCCGTCATGCTCCGAGACCTTGCCGCTATGGGGTACGATGCAGAGTGGGGTTGTTTCAAAGCGTCCGACGCTGGAGCACCGCACCGTCGGAACCGGCTCTTCTTGCTGGCCTACTCCGACCGCGAGCAGCTACGGCAGCACCAACAACGGGCGCAGGGGGGACGGGTCCACCTATGCGACGGCGGGCAAGCCCAGCCTCAACACAATGGCGCGAAGCTGGCCCACGCCAGCGGTCTCGGACTGTCGGAGCTCTGGCCGTCACACGACCACAACGGGGGTGATGCACCCCGGCACCAGCCTGACGGATGCCACGAGGGCATGGGCGACACCGACGGCACGCGACCACCGCAGCACGTGCGCGAGCCTGGAGACGCACGCCAGGAACAGCCGCCCGCTATCGGAGCAGGTGGGGGAGTGGAGTTCCCACCAGGCCCAGACGACACCGACGGATGGCGACGGTGGACCCGTGCCGGTGGTCCTCAACCCGGAGTTCGTGGAGGCTCTGATGGGGCTCCCGATCGGGTGGACCGCATACGCCTACTCGGCAACGGTGTCGTGCCCGCCCAAGCAGCGCTCGCATTCCGCGAGCTAAGCGCTAGAGCGCTCGCCTAATTTACTTTTATTGTCCGTTTGTGTAGTCACCGCCCGTCTTTTGTATTGACAGCAGGCGGACGGTGACTACACTCGACCCCAGACCACTACACAGGAGGCCCCTACAATGGGCACATCAAAGCCAACTATCGACACCTCTCTTTTCAACTGTTCAGACCCCCAGCACGCTTATGAGCTGGGCAAAGTCGAGGGTCAGACCCTCATCGTTGACGCGTTGCGCGAGGCGCTCCGCCATGGGCCCGAAGCGCTGGAGGACGCGGTGTCCATCATCATCGACTCGCACGACGAGTTGGTGCGTGGCATCAATGATGCGGCCAAGCGCATCAAGGCAGACAGCGAGCGCCGCGCTGAGATTGAGGAGGAGCTTCGCATGTGTGAACTCAGCCACTGGGGCGCCCAAGGCGCAGAGGAGGGCTAGGCCATGAGATGGACATACCAAGGCCGACCGATTGGAGGCAGAACGCTCCCAGGCTACGGCGATTGCTCACCGCCTGACTACGAGCCAGAACCACCTGACCCCTTCAACCCACGCGAGGACACCAAACGCCCTTGGCTGCTTGACGCGGGCTATCAGTGGGATGAGACCGGGGAAGAGTGGGAGATTTTAGTCTCAATGAAAATCAGAACGTGCCGCCGCGACCACGCCGACGGAATGGTCAAGGCCGGTGACATCTATCGAGAGACAATAAGCCGTACCGTGTGTGACGACACGGGCAAGTCTCGCCATTACAAGCAAAAGCACGTCATTAAAAGCGCACAAGGGGAGGGCTAGACCATGTCAGGGATAAAAACACTACTCGATAACGAGCACACGGGCCTCAATGACGACGACATGGGCGAGGCGTTTGGGCGATACGCCATGGGGCAAGAGCTCCTGCCGTTGTTAAAGGCAGCACGCAGAGAGGTCAAGGCCTTCTTGTTAAGCTGGAGAAGGTGGGACATGCACACCGTTGCCCCCGCGAGCTTCAATCAGATTGCCACAACACTTGAGGGCCTTGAGGCGGCGATCGCAGACATTGAGCGACCACCAAAGGAGGCGCCAGCAGAGCCCGTTGGGGAGCTGTCAAGCGTCGTTGACATACCCTTCTAGGCGAAACGCCCTCCGGGGCGTCTGACCGGGGGATGGTCTCCCGGCACTGACGAGCTAGACCACAGGAGGATTCAATGGGCGGCACGTCCTTTGAGATTGCGACGCGCGCACGGCGACTTGCCAGCGCGTTAATGGATATCACCGATGACAACGGCGAGGTAAACGAGCAGGCGTATGACGCTTGGCTGGCTGAGCTTGAGGCGACCAGCACAGACATCAATACCAAGCTTCAATCGCTGCGCGCAGTGCGCAGCAGGCTGCTTGCTGAGTCTGAGGCGCTCAAGATGGAGGCGGCACGCATCTCTGCCATATCAAAGCGCAGAACTGGTGAAGCTGCGCGTGTGCGGGGCTACATGAAAAACCTGCTTATGGCACACAAAGAGGCCAGCGGTGGTGCCACCAGGATTGACTGCGAGGACGGCCACGTCAGGCTGGACAAGCGCACGTCAATCAAGGTGGAGCTCGGAGAGTTCTGGGAGCCCACCAGCTACCTCTCTGAGTTCATGATTGACCAGCCGCCAAAGCTGGATAAGGCAGGCATCAAGGCTGCCATTAAGAATGGCACACACACCATCAAAGAGCTTGGTCGGGCCGGCGTTATCGTCACCCTGACCGATGACCTCGTTGTCGTGGAGGGCAAGTAAATGAGAGAAGACATCATGACGTGGGCTCACAAGCTCTCCGCCTGGGTAACGCTGGTACGACAGCGCGCCAACTTTCCTGACCATCCACTACACACCACCGTGTACATGCCGCTGACCCAGTGGCTAACCGACAACCAGCCCGACGACCTCGGGCTCAAACTGGAGATGACCAATGACTGAGCAGACCAACACAACAAACGGACTTGAGGCAAGCGGACGCGGAGGGCCTGAGTTATTCAAAGCCCTGGCTGAGTTCCAAGGGACCAGGCCGAGGGCCGCGAAGGATGGCAAAAGCAACTTCGGCAAGTTCGCTACTTATGAGAGCGTTCTCGAGGCTGCCCAAGCGGCTCACGGGTTTGGGCTGTCGTTCACGCACATCATGGATGAGGATATGATGATTACCATTCTCGCACACAGCAGCGGACAGTACCTCACCTCACGCATGCGGGTGCTTGCTGACCGACAGAACGCGCACGGGTTTGGCTCAGGCATGAGCTACACCAAGCGTTACTGCATCGCTGCCATGCTCGGCATACCTGCTGTGCAAGACGACGACGGCAACCTTGCCATGGTGTCAACTGGGCACGAGCACCAGACCAAGAAAGGCTGGCGCAAGAAGGAGGCTGACGCCAAGCGCAGGGCCAACCACAGCCCTGACTTCAAGGCAGGCAAGATGAAGGGGATGTTCCCCGCGCTAAAGGATGCAAACATCGACTACAACATGGTCAACACCTGGCGTATCAGCAAGGGGCAACCAAAGCTCTCCGAGATGCCCAAGAACGAGGCTGACCGGCTCGTCGGTGCAATATTAAACAAGGCTCACGCAGCGCGTCAGGACTTCGACGCATGGAGGGTTGAAAATGGCAACGGCTAAGCGCACGGTGCTTCATATCCGCGTCACCGAGGACTTCATTGCGAAGCTCGATGGCGCCATTGAGTCTGTCAACACCAGCAGACGTAACTCTGACCCCTTCGCCCAAGACGTAGACCGGAGCAAGTTTGTCCGGTCTCTGGTCGACGACTTCGTTAACAAACAGGAGCAGTCCAATGGCTGACATTTGCAACATCACTATCACCGGGAACTTAACAGCTGACCCAGAGCAGAAGACGACAGGCAACGGTAAAACATTTGTCGAGTTCACTGTTGCGGTGGGTAGATACGACAGGCGAGAGCGGGCAGAGCGCCCGATCTTCTTCCGTGTCAGCGTGTGGTCTGACAGCGAGCAAGCTTGGATCATGAGCAAAGGGCAACGCGGCACGGCGATCAC